TTCCTTCGGACTGGTCGCGTACTGTTCCATCTTTGCCCGTATCTTCTCCGCCTCGTTACGCGGCATCCTCTTCAACGTCTTTGCTGCGTCCGGGGAGTAGATGATTTGCTTCATGATCGGTTTCGATCTCCGTTGATGTCATTTTGTAGCAATTTGCTACAATTATGTCAACGTAAATTGTAACCATCAGTTACAGAGAAACGACAAAATTTCTGTCGTGGCGTAGGGGTCTAGCCCCTAAGCAGTACGAAAAAAACAAAGAATGGCCCGGGTGACATTCTGCGAGAAATCGGGCATCAAATCACTACCGTCGCAGGACGTTTGCAGATGACAGCAAAATCAGCGAGGCCGGGATGCTGAAGTCCCTCCGAAAAGGTCGTCAAATCCCGGTCCTCCCTGAATTCTGTCAACCCTAAACGCCCCTCCGGTCCGACAGTTATAAACTGAAAAATTCACGTCGCTGCGTAGTCCCCTAGGGGCTATACAGTACGTGCGACCCCAAGCGACGGACTATTGATTTTTTCGCGATTTTTGGCACTGTTCAAAAACCCTCGCGGAAACACCACAGAGATAGGTAGCGCCATTACAGGGGCGGCGGGCGTCAAGCCCGACAAGCCGCCCCGACCTGATACGCACATAACCTGTAAATGTAGAGCTCTACGACATGACGAGGATTGATGTCAGATTTCCTGAATTTCGATCTCTCCGAGATCCATATGGCTGCAGCCAGTATGGGTGCCAATGCAAAGCAGGTGCCATATGCCGCAGCTCGATCCCTCAACAACGCTGCCTTTAAGGCACGTAATCATCTGACAGGTGAGACGTGGCCACGAGCCATGACTGTCAGAAACAGAGGCTTCATCAAACAAGCCCTGCGCGTTGAGAAGGCCACAAAGACCAAGCTTCGAGCTGAAGTGGTCGACGTACTTGGACGTGGCAACCTTCTGGCTCATGCCGATGGAGGTACCAAGATTGCGAAGAAGAGAAATCTCGCAATCCCCACCTCGGCAGTCAAACTGACATCGAAAGGCGTCAGGGACGCTCAAAGGCCTGCCAATCTCAAAGGCGCGTTCGTGCGAAACGGCATCCTGTTTCAGACAACCGGACGCGGTAGGTCGAAGAAGATCACGCCGATGTACACGCTGCGACCACAAGCCAAAATCAAGAAGTCCGTTCCATTCCGAGAAGAGTTTGCGGACATCGTGCATAGCGAACTGAAGCGATCAATCCCGAGGGAGTTGGTCAAAGCTATGCTCGGAAAGTACGGAAAGCTCATTACGTAATTTAACAACGAATAAGCCACCTAGGACGGCCGATTGCTGATTTTGGCATCCCCGATGCCAAAAAAGAAAAACGCCCGTCACAGGTGGGTTTGCATGGGCCGTGGGTCCTTCCTAGCCAAATTCGACCGTCGGTAACGCGCGAGGTCGGGCCGTCTCCAGTTGCGGGCTCCTAAAACCCGGAAACCATTTTTCGACAAAGCTATGACCGAAAAACAGTTCGTCTCACAGAATGAATTTGCGAAGTTGCGCGGCGTTTCCAAGGGCGCGGTTTCCAAATGGAAGGCGCGCGGTTTACTCGTTATCAATCAGGAAACTGGAAACGTTGACGTCGCTGCATCGGTCGCGAAGCTCGACAGTCGGCCGGAAGTTTATCGCGGTGGCTCAACAAGAGAAACTGGAGCGGTAAAAAAGAAGCCAGCTCCTGATGAAACCTATGATGTTCTTGAAAAGGAAACGCGGGGCGAACCGCTGACGCACGCTGATGCGACACGGCTTAAAGAAATCTTCGCAGCACGAACGCAGCGGCTCAGATACGATCAGGAGATCGGCGCCGTGGTTTCCATCGAAGAAGTCGGGAAACAGGTGACTGCCGAATACTCCGCACTTCGAAAGCGCCTCCTCAATATCCCAGCCAAGGTGGCCATCCGTGCTGCCGCATTGAAGTCGGCCGAGTCCATACAGGAACTGGTCGAAAAAGAGATTAACTTTGCTTTGCATGAACTGACTGCCGATGCTCGATTATCAACCAGGGGTAACCGCGCTTAGGAAGCGTCTGCAGCAGGCGCGCCGCGAGGCGCTGACGCCGCCGCCAACGCTCACTGTCAGCCAATGGGCTGATGAGCATGCAATGTTGAGCGCAGAGACAAGCGGAGAGCCGGGAAAATTCCGGGCATTTGCTTACCAGAACGGCATTATGGATGCGGTCAATGACCCAACGATCAAGACCGTATCGGTGATGAAATCGGCGCGCGTTGGCTATACCAAGTGCCTCGATAATGTCGTCGGATATTTTTTGCATCAGGATCCAGCCCCGATCCTCATGGTGCAGCCACGCGATACCGATGCGGAGGATTATAGCGAAACTGAAATCCTGCCGATGATCCGGGATACCGAGGTTCTTGCTGAAATTGCAGGTAACCTCAATGCCCGAGGTTCAGGGCAGAAGAAAAACAAGCGGACCTTCCGCAACGGTTCCTCAATCACGTTTGTCGGGGCCAATGCGCCCGGTGGGTTCCGCCGCATTACGGCGCGCATCATCTTGTTCGATGAGGTCGACGGGTATCCGGCAACCGGTGCTGGCGACGAAGGCGATCAGATACGGCTCGGCATCAAGCGCGGTGAGAGCTTCTGGAACCGCAAAGTAGTTATGGGGTCAACCCCAACCATCAAGGGGATAAGCCGCATCGAGAAGGCCTGGCTGCGAAGCGATCAGCGTCGGTTTTACGTCAAGTGCCCGCACTGTCAGCATCCGCAAGTTTTGAAATGGTCAAACCTACAATGGAACAAGGATGTCGATGAACATGGCCGCACCATAAGACACTACCCGGAAACGGCATATTTTCTCTGCGAGAGCGGCCTTGGTTGCATCATCGAGGAAAGCGACAAGGCGGCATTAATTGATGGTGGAGAGTGGATAGCTGAGAAGCCGTTTAATGGCCATGCGGGCTTTCATATTTGGTCCGCGTATAGCCTTTTCCCAAATGCCGCGTGGCGTCTCATTGTCGAAGAGTTCCTCGCGGTCAAGGACGATCCTTCGCAACTAAAGACTTTCGTGATGCAGACGCTTGGAGAAACATGGGAAGAGCAAGGCGAACAGGCCGATGGCAATTCCCTGATGTCGCGCTGCGAGGTCTATGACGAAGACACGGTGCCGAACGGTGCCATGATCGCGGTCGCCGGCGTCGATACGCAGGGTGATCGCCTGGAAGTTCAGGTTGTGTCCTTTGGGCGCGGCGAGGAATCATGGTCAGTTGCCTACCACGTCTTGTACGGTGATCCGGCCCAGCGTCAGGTTTGGCAGGAGCTGGACGAAATTCTGTTGCGGCCGATTCGCACAGAAGATGGCCGAATATTGCGCATCCGCGCATGTTGCGTGGACAGCGGTGGCAACCATACCGCCTCGGTTCTGGCGTATTGCCGAACTCGTCTCGCTCGCAAGGTTTTTGCGACGAAAGGCGCCGGTGGTCCGCGTCCGATCTGGCCGCCGCGCGGTAGCCGGACCAAGACGAACGACAAGGTGTTTATCGTCGGCGTCGATACAGCGAAAGAGCAGCTCTATGCCCGGTTGAGGATCACAAAGCCGGGCCCAGGCTGCATCCATTTCCCAGCCGGTGGTGCCTATGATGCGGAATATTTCGCACAGCTCACCGCCGAAAAGGTGATGACACGATATCGAAACGGCCGTCCTTACCGGGTGTGGGAACCAACGCGAGAGCGAAATGAAGCATTGGACACTTATGTCTTGGCTCATGCTGCTCTGAAGTCTCTGCCGGTTCGCCTGGATGCAGTCAAACGGCCGCATCGTGAGGTTTCAACCGAGCCGACGGAGGAGAACGCACCGAAAGAGGAAGTGGCTCAATCCGCTGTCGAGCCGGCACCGGAAGGTGACATCAGGTTTCGACAGCGGATTGAACAGAAAACCAAACCAACACGAGAGCGGCCGATGAGCCGCTCTTCTACTTTTGGGTAGCTCCATGGCATTCAAACAGTCAGATCGAGATGCTCTGGCGCTGGCCATCGCCTCGGGCGCAACCAGCGTTTCCTATGAAGGGAAATCGGTGACCTACCGGAGCCTCGAAGAAATGCGCCAGATCCTTACCCTCATGGATGAGGAGCTGAACGGCAAGAAACCACGTCGGCGTATCTCGCCGCGCAGCTTCAAGAACCTGTGATGAGCAAGAAACACGCCAAGGGTAAGGCATCGGGGAAAGCCCGGAAGGCCAAAGCCTTCTATGAAAACGCCTATGAAGGCGCCCGGTCGCGCAAGCGTCTTGCCAATTGGCAGCCGTCGCGTGCCAGTATCAACCAGATGCTGGCCGCCGATGGTTATGTGCTGCGCGCTCGTGCCCGTGATCTGGTCCGCAATAATCCCTACGTGGCATCTGCCATTGAAAGTTTTACCGCGAACCTGATCGGCTCAGGTGTCAAACCGTCTCCGCTGTTCGATGACACTAAGCGCGTCAAGCAGGTCATGGAGGCATGGGCGGACTGGATATCTGAGGCGGATTATGATGGCCTGACGGATTTCTACGGAATGCAGGCGCTCGTTGCCCGCGCCATGTTTGAAGCCGGAGAGTGTTTCATCCGATACCGCCCTGCCGATCCGGATAGCGGCTTAGTAGTTCCGCTCCAGCTCCAGCTTCTCGAGAGCGAGATGCTGGATTACAACAAGAACCATGCCGCGGAAAACGGGAATTACATCGTCAACGGTATCGAGATCGACAAGAACGGGAAGCGCATCGCCTATTGGTTCTGGTCGGTCTATCCCGGCGATCCTCGGTATCGTGCCGAGCCGTTGGAGTACATCCGGGTTCCGGCAGACGAGGTGCTTCATATCTTCCGGCCGCTGCGACCTGGGCAGATGCGCGGAGCACCGTGGATTACGCCAAGCGTTGTCCGTCTCTGGCTTCTCGATCAGTTCGATGATGCTGAGCTCGACCGAAAAAAGAAATCAGCGATGTACATGGGGTTCGTTACCTCCCCCGCACCGCTGGATGAGTTCCTTGGAGAAGACGACCTCGACGCTGAGGGCGTTCTTCCCCGTTACTCCGATGTGCCTGTTCTCGAAACCGGGACGATGCAAAAGCTCGATCCTGGTGAGGATGTCAGGTTTTCGGATCCTGCGGAGGTCGGCAGCTCATATGAACCTTTCCAATATCGGAATATCCTGGCGGCTTCAGCCGGCATGGGTGTCCCGTACATGGCTGTGACGGGTGACGTCGAGAAAGCCAACTATTCATCGTCGCGTCAGGGCTTGGTGGAATTCAGGAACCGCCTGGAGCAATTGCAACATACCTGCATCGTATTCCAGATGTGCCGCCCGATTTGGCAGAAATGGCTTACCGTTGGCGAGATGTGTGGAGCCTTTCAATTGCCTGGGTTTGCTCTGGTGCCGCGTAAATATTTCCGCAATAAGTGGATACCTCCGCGGTTCGACTGGATTGACCCGTTACACGATCTGCAAGCTGAAAAGCTCGCAGTCGATAATGGCTTCAAGTCCCGATCCGATGTTATCCTCGCTGGCGGTGAGGATCCTGAGGAAACGGATCGTCGTATCTCTGCGGATCAAGAACGTGCGCAGAAGTACAACCTCCGCTTCTCTGACGTTCCGATTGAAACTCTTGGTATGACGCAAACTCCGGCGGGATCGGCGACTGATCCGCCCGGTAATGACAACAAAGGTTCTGGCACCGGAGCCAAAGCAAAAGCAAGAGGTCTCAAGGCTACGAGCTGGATCGGCGTCGATCTTGACGGGACGCTTGCTCGCTATGACGGGTGGGAAGGCGATCTTCACATAGGCGATCCGATCCCGTCCATGGTTTCTCGCGTCAAAGCGTGGATTGCGGAGGGTGAGACGGTGAAGATATTTACCGCTCGTATTGCCGTGCCGGAGCCTAAATGTTCGATGGTTATCGAGGCCATTAAAAACTGGCTTGAAATTCAGGGCTTGCCTCGCCTGGACGTTACAAATGTCAAGGACTTGGGCATGAAAGAGTTGTGGGACGATAAGTCGGTACAGATAGTCAAAAATACAGGTGAGCCTTTGGCTCAAGATCACCATCTTTGATGAGGAACCTCTTCCCATCATGAATTCTTACAGCCCGCATTTTGCGGGCATTTTTATTGGAAAATCAAATGGCAGAGATCACCATCTTTGATGAGATCGGCCTTGGTGACCTCACCTCCCAGGCATTCAATGACAGGTTGAAGGCAATCGGGGATGCCAAGGAGATTCTTGTCAGGATCAATTCGCCAGGCGGGGACGTGAATGACGGCATCGGCATTTACACGGCTCTCAAAAATTGCACGGCAAAGATCACTTGTCGTGTCGAAGGGATAGCGGCTTCCGCAGCATCCTTGATCGCCATGGCAGCAGATACCGTCGAGATGTCGACCGGTACCTTCATGCTGATCCACGAGCCTCATACCATGACGGCCGGAACGTCGGATGATTTGGAAGCTGCTGCGGCCGATCTTGAGCGAATGACGGAGTCGTTTGTAGCAATCTATGCCGAGCGCAGCGGCATGGCGGCAGAGGCTGTTTTGGCCCTGATGAAAGAAGACCGGCTGATGTCGGCAGAAGAGGCTGTTCGGCTGGGTTTTGCCGACACCGTAATCACCACTGCGAAAGCAAAGATCAACATGAAGCGCCTTCCGCCCAGGTTGAGCGCTGCCGTGTGGATGGCAAAGCATAGAGGAAAAGCAACTATGGCTGATGATAATAACGACGACCTGAAGGCTCAGGTTGCCAAATTGGTTGAGACCGTCGAGAATCTCGCGGCACGTGCAGCCGAAGAAGACGAAGAGAAAGAACAGGCCCGGGCGCGCAGCAAAGCGCGGAAGGCTCGCGCCGGCGATGATCCGGATGACGATCCGCAGATGGATGATGACGATCCGGAGAGCGACCCGGCTGCCGATGACGACGATCAGGACGATCCTCAGGGATCTGATGACGACGATCAGGACGATCCTCAAGGCAAAGGTAAGGCCAAGGCCAAGCGGAAGCCCAAGATCAATACGGCCGCTCGCGGGTATCAACGTGGCGTGAATTATGCCAAATCGGTCCATGAGGTGTGCATGCTCGCGCGTGCTCCTGATCGCGCCATGGAGTTCATCACCAAGGGCACTCCCGTTTCTGAGGTTCGCAGGGCTCTCTTGAAGGACGCAGCGACCAGCGCCAGCGGTACCATCCGAACCAACCATGGTTATGGCGGCTCACCTGCTGGCCAGCCTTCTGACGCCGAAGTCCAGAAGGGCTGGGATGCTGCAGCCGCCAAAATGAAAAGCAACCCCCGTCGCTGAGGATCATATCCATGACCGTTTTTCGTGAACCCACTCTGGCCTATGAGGCCCTCATTGCCGAGGCTCCGGGCTACATCTCGCGCGAAACCGTGACGCTGAAAGGCGGCATCGGCGTCGTAAAAGCCTGTACCGTTCTTGGGCAGATTGCTGCCGACAAGAAATATGTGCCTTCTCCGGCCACTGGCGATGATGGCTCGCAGGCAGCCGTCGCTATGCTTCTAGTCGAAACCGATACATCCGCTGGGGATATCGAGGTCGCCATTATCCGTCGAACTGCCGAAGTCGTCGGCGGCATGCTGAACTTCGACGCCTCCGTCAACACGCCCGAACTGATTGCCAGCAAGCTCGAACAGCTCGCTGTTGTCGGCGTCGTGGCTCGCTAAAAGGGATAATCTCTCATGGCTTCCATGGATATCTTCAATAACAATGCTTTTGCGACCGTGCAGCTCACCGCTGGCTTGCAAAAGCTCCCCTATGTGCCTCGTCTCCTCGGCGATCTCGGCATCTTCACCAAAACGCCGACACGTTCTCGCACCATTGCGATCGAGCGGCGTGACGGCTTTCTGGCGCTCGTTCCGACGTCGCCAATCGGGGCGCCGCCCGAAGAACTCATCAACGACAAACGCGACATTCGGGATTT